CCAAGGATCAAAACATCTTTGCTATTCTGGAGTGGCCTCGCGAGCATCCAAAATCAGTGTTTGCTGATGTGCTTATCCCCCTATGGCTCAAAGCAAGGGGAGAACTTACAGGCATGATGATTGCTAGTGCCAACCAGGAAAAGGCAGCAGGACTATTGGGTGATGTGCAGGCTGAACTCATGGAGAATCGTAGATATGGCCAGGACTTCGGCCAGCAGCATAGCATTGGTAATTGGACAGACGGTTATTTTGTTACCACCGATGGCTGGGGCTTTTGGGCGTTTGGTAGGGGACAATCGCCGCGTGGAACACGCCAGGGAGAGAAGCGTCCCAACTATGGTGTAATTGATGATATTGACGATAAGGCTATCGTCAAAAACAATGCGCGGGTACGTGAGGCAACCGATTGGGTATTGGGAGACTTTTATGGGGCGCTCAGCATCCAGGGTGCGCGGCTCGTGGTGGCAGGAAACCGCATTGCGCAGCACTCCATCCTGGCCCATTTGGTGGGCGATGTAGAACCCGAAGACCGCAAGCGCAGCGGCATTACCCATATCAAGGTGTTTGCCATTGAAAGTAAAAGCAGGCGCAAGGCCGGGCCTCAACATGGCCAACCCGCCTGGAAAGAACGCTATAGCCTGGCACAACTGGTCGCCAAAATGGACAAGATGGGCTACCGCAACGCACGGCCGGAGTACTTTCATGAAGATGTCCAGGAAGGCTTTATATTCAAAGCAGAGACCATTACCTGGGCAGCGGTGCCACGCCTCTCTGCAATGGATGCCCTAATAACCTACTGCGACCCCTCTTACAAAGACACCAAAAAGAACGACTATAAAGCCATCGTACTGCTGGGCAAGTCAGGACCGCGCTATTATGTTATCAACGCCTGGGTAAGGCAGGAGACCAAAAAAGCCATGGTCACAGCACACTACGACCTTGCCGGGCCTGTCGCTGAGTTGAATTGCCCGCACTACATCGAGGCCAACTTTATACAAGATTTGCTTTTGGAGCAATATGACAACGAGGCGCAGCTACGCGGACTGCCGCTGCGCATCCGGCCAGACAAGCCCAGAAAGCCTCAAAAGACAGGGCGCATCGAAGACCTCGAACCCCTTTGGTCAGGCGGTATGCTCATCTTTAATGAAGCAGAGCGCAAAAGTCATGACATGCAAACCCTGGTTAAGCAGTTTACAGGCTTTCCGTTTGCTCATGATGATGGCCCCGATGCCGTCGAAGGAGGCATCTACCTTTTAAATAAACGATCAGGCAGTAGCCGATCAGGTGCAAAGCGCATGGGGCGCTTTCGCAAGAACACCAACCGCTGAATACCATGTCAAGTTTTGTAACCAAAGACGATTATAAACCGCACATCCGTGACAACCGCCTTGAACAACTCATTGATCAAGACGATATGATCCTTGATCAGGCAGAAGAAGATGCTATTCAGATTGTCAAAGATGCGCTGGTAGCCACCTATGATCTGGATGCTATTTTTAGCCAGACAGGCGCTGATCGAAAGCGCAATGTGCTGCGCTGGGGACTCTATCTGGCGGTGTATTTTCTCTACGAGCGTATTCCGGATGCCATGGTCCCCGAACGGGTTATCAAGAACTACGACGATACCCGCGAAATACTCCACGATATTGCCGATGGCAAGCGTAGCGTAGACCTTCCCAAACAAACACAAGCCAGCCGAGAACCCACAACAAAGTTCCGTTGGGGAGCATTGCCGCCTCGCACCCATATCTAATCCTTGTTTAATTGGCGTTTAACAGGCCGCCCTATCTACTTTCTATGAATTTACAGGCTAGTATACCACAAAGAATAAAAGGAGCGATTACAGCCCTTTTTAAAGGCCCTATTCCACTGACTCCCGATACCAGGGATCACACACGCTTGGCGCATCGCCTGGTGAGATACTACCAGTACAAAGTGGATATGAATATTCGCAACTGGAGGGCCGCCGTTGCCCAAGCGAAAGATGTGTACATGCCGGGCAGGGTCGAGCTGTATGCGATGTATGAGGATGCCCTCGATGACCCCTTCTTATATGCTGCGATTCGGACGGCGCGCATGAAGGTCGTCAGTGCGCCTTTTAGGCTGGTTGACAACCAGAGCCAGACACCAAGCGATGCGCACACCCTGCTGCTCCAGCGGCCTTGGTTTGATCGCTATGCCGAAATCTTTGTAGATACTGAATTTTGGGGCCATAGCCTGATTGAGTTTCGCCCGCTCAGGGCAGCGCAAAGCGAGCTGCTGGAGCGCGAGTTGGAGGCCGTAATCCTTATTCCGCGCGAGCATGTGCGCCCCGAAACGGGGGATGTGCTGCTTGATATTCACAACCTGGAAGGGATTCGGTATCGCGGCACGGATTTCATGCAGAGCATGATGGAAATGGGCGACCCCTTTGCCCTGGGACTCCTTGAAAAAGTCCTTCGTTCAGTGATTCACAAGCTCTACAGCCTTGGAGACTGGAGCCGCTTTAATGAGCGTTTCGGCATGCCGATGGTGACGGTCAAGACCGCTACCCGAAATAAAGAAGAACTGGATGCAAAGGAAGAAATGTTGGCCAATCTGGGGAGGAATGGTTATGCGATCCTTGATGATATGGATGAGATCAGCTTTATCGAAGCGCAAAAAAGCAGGCCCTTTGAGACCTATCTTGAAAATGCCCGCTACGCTGACCAGATGATTGAGCTGCTCATCAATGGCCAAAACATGAACGACCAGGACGGCGGAAGCCGCGCCCGTGACGAAGTAAAGGAGCGCATCCTAAACACCTACACCCGCGCAAGGCTCAGGGCCTTGCAATACCATGTCAACTTTGAGCTTTTCCCCAAGCTGATCGAGATGGGTTATCCCCTCCAGGGCTACACCTTTCAGTATACCGACCTGCTGGAGCAGCAAGCAAACGCTGACCCTGACGGAGGGCTGCCAGATAAACAGCAGGATTTTAAACACCCTGCATCACAGGCCGATGGTGCAGGGTTTGACCCTTCGGCCATTGTAGCATGCTATGCTAGTAGGTATTGCGAGACTTCCAGCAAGGAGCCACAGGCTAGTATGTCAACGCTCCTTAAGCTGACCAAGCGCATCAAGACACTCTTTATCGCGTTTGCTCAAAAGCTTCATCAAGGGGAAGCGATGTCTTCTGAGCAGGCAGGCATGCTTACAGAACTCACTGCCGAAGCAATCAAGGAGACCTACCGAGCATCCTACCGTAAGTTAGAAAACACCTGGGATGAACTGGATCGCTCGCATATGGAGGCAATTGAGGCCAATATCCTTCGGTTTAGCGGAGCCAAGAGCGCCGTTCAGGTCAAGGCGCTTCAAGATGCGCTTTTTAAAGACGGGCAGCTTTTGCCCTGGACAGCCTTTCGCGAGCGTGCCCTTACGCTTAACAGTCAGTACAATGAGCATTACCTATTGGTCGAGTACAACCACGCTAGAAGGGCCGGGGCGATGGGTAGCCGCTGGGTTGAGATTCAGCGCACCAAAGCGGCATTCCCCTACCTTAAATACGTGACGGCGGGCGACGAGCGTGTGCGTGAGCATCATCAAATACTTGATGGCATGGTCGGCCCGGTCGATGATCCTATTTGGAATGAGATCTACCCGCCTAATGGATGGAACTGCCGCTGCTCGGTCGAAGAGCTTAGCCTCCATGATGTCCAATCAGGCAAGGTTAAGATCACCGATCCGGACAGGGCCAAGCAGCTGGCGGGCCAAGCAGCTGGCGGGCCAAGCAGCTGGCGGGCCAAGCAGCCAGAGAGCCTTATTTTCAAAACAACGTAGGTCAAGGGATTGTCTTTGACCAGGCACACCCCTATTTTGAGTATGAGTAAGCCGCTGCATGAACTGCCCGATGATATGGCCCGTGACCTTCAAGCCCTGGAGGAGATCATCAGGCACTTGCCCGACACCATTGGGGCCATGGCTGTCCGTGATGCCCGCAGGAACTTTCGCCGTCAAGGCTTCGATGGGAGCAAGTGGAAAGCCCGTAAAGGGAGTGTCCGTAATGGGGGCAGGGCTATACTAATTGATCGCGGCGTGCTGCGTGATAGCATACGGTATTGGCACAAGGGAAACGAGCGCATCGAGGTAGGGGTTGATCAAACGAAAGTCCCCTATGCCAAAATCCACAATGAAGGGGGGCGTATTAAGGTTACGGACAAGATGCGGGCTTATTTTTGGGCAATGCACCGCCGTAGTCGCGACCCTTTCTTTAAAGCATTGGCCCTTACCAAAAAGAGCGATCTGGATATTCCTAAGCGGCAGTTTCTGGGCATGACAAAGGCGCTCGACGAGGAGATTGAGCAGGAAATCGAGGCGCAAGTTTTCAACGTATTTGGAAAATAAGCCTAATGTGCCGTACAATCAGGCATGTTTCCACTTTTTCATCAACTCCTTGGACAGCGTATAGCCCAGCAGGTTCGAGCATTAAAAGAGGTGCAGTATTACCTTGGGCAAGACCAGCAACAGGGCGAAATACCTTTGCTCACTAGCCCGGCAGCATACCTGCAATATCAGCCTATTGACTTCCAAACCCTGCCTAGAGAAAATCAGCTTGGAAATGCTCGCTTTACCGTGCGGGTTGTATCGGATTGTATCTACGATAATGACCAGCGGGTTGAAAGTATGCTCAACACGCACTGGACCCTGGTAGGTCAAGTGTATAAAGCGCTCATGGGCTATCCAGCACGTAAAAGCGCCCTGCCTGCTTTTGCTTCACTGGCAGGTACGCAGGCGGATCATCAAGTGTTTTCTGAGATCGTCAGGCTCCGCCTCCAGCCTGATCACCGTCCCTCGAACCTCATCGTGACCTTGATTGAGTTTGAGACGACACTCTATGATTGCAGTGCCTTCGATCTTGCGCTGCTTGAGGCCACGCCGTCGCTGTGCCTCTTTACAGACCCCGCGCCCAGCCCTTCACCTCAAAGTTAATGGACTGATCATGATACCTCAACATACGATAAAGCATATCAGAACCCGCAACGCACTTGCACGTCACCAGCGGGTACGGGAGCGCTTCCAGGAACTCTACAATATCAAACGAATTAGGTATGATGATGTCATTGAGCGATTGTGCGCTGAGTTTTTCTATCAGGAAAGCACGGTTAAGCGAATTCTTAGCAGTTGAACGCTAGCTATACCAAAACGCGAGGCTT